AAGAAGAAACAGTTGGTGCTGAACAGCACGAACCGAAAGTCTTTAGTGAATCTTTTTGGTGGCAACGTCAAAGATTGGTGCGATCAAGAGGTAACGCTTTGGGTGGACCAGAATGTTCGGTTCGCCGGTAAGAGAGTATGTGGAATTAGGATCAAGAAGTAAGGATATACGATGACTGAAATATCAAGCGACATGCAGAAACTTGTTAGGTGCGAAGAGATTGTGGACAAAGGTGTCAGGAATATGCTCGATGCGGCGGAAGCATTGAAGGAGATACGCGACAACAGGCTTTACAGGGAGAGAGGCTACAGTTCATTCGATCAGTATTTGGCAGACGAGTGGGGCTTTGGCAGATCCTATATCAACAAGATCATCAAAAGCTCTGAGACGAGAAAGCGTCTGGGTACTTTAGTCCCCGACTTGGATTCGTCATCTCTTGCTGAGACTGCGTTGAGAGAGTTGAACAATGTTCCCGACGAGCATTTAGAAGATATTATCGACATGGCTTCGATGACAGCGAAGACTGAGGGGAAACGTCTTACTGCTAGGGCTATCAAGGATGCGAGAATCTTGTCTTCTCCTGAGAACTCGGATGTTCCTGATGAGTCTCCTAGCAGTGGCGCATCGGAACCCAATCCGTATGACCTTCCCCAAGACAAGCTAGACCAGAGTAGGCGGATTGCCTTGAAGAGCGTGGATGCCCTCCGCAGGCATTTGAACTTTCTCGGCATCAATGGTTACGAAAAGACTTTAGTAAAGGTAAGGGGGGAACTGGATATATGAAGGCATGGAAGCATCAGGACCGGATTCATGATGACTGTAGGACACTAGCGAAGAAGGGGGTTAAGTCTTGGGTTGTGAACAGCCCATGTGGTAGCGGAAAGACTTTCATGATGACGAGGATCATTCTGGGTTTGATTGCGAATGGACTGCGAGTAGCGATCTACAGCGTGAGAATCCAGAACACTTTTCAGATCATGCAGTCTTTGGAGAAGGCTGGCATCAAGTATGGGGTAGTGGCTGCTTCGTTTCCCGGAAGCAAAGATCTGGATGCGATGGTTCAGGTATGTAGCTTGCAGACTGTGGCTAGAAGATCGGGTGCAATACCTGAAGCGGATTACATCATCATTGATGAAGCACACCAGCAGGTCAGCAAGCAGGCAGAAGAGATCTTCGGCGCGTATGACAAATCGGGTTCAACACGAATAGGCTACACAGCGACTCCGGTTGGATGTGGCAATTTGTATAAATCAGTGGTCTCGCCTCCGAGCTTCAAGGAATTGATAGCTTGCAATGCACACTTGCCGGCTAGGGTGTTTGTTCCTGAGTCACCTGCTTGCGTTGTCAAAGATGATAGAAGCTCACTGAAGACAAACAGCAACGGAGACATAAGCTCAAAGCTTGATGCAGCGATCAATGCCGTGACAAGCGTCTATGGCAACGTGTACAAGGAGTGGAAGCGTCTCAACCCTGAGGCACTACCTGCTGTATTGTTCGCGCCGGATGTGAAGTCATCTATTGGCTACGTCCATCGTTTTCGTCAGCAGGGAGTTCGTTGTGCTTCGATTGATGGCGAAAGAGTTGTCATGTGTCGCGCTGACTTCAGTGGTGTCGATGAATACGACAGTACTGTAGATGCAAGGCAGGAAGTCATTGAAGGATCTAAAGACGGAACCTTCAAGATTGTTTGCAACAGATTTGTCCTAAGGGAGTCAGTGGATATGCCTTGGCTATATCATTGTATTGTTTGCAGTACGATGACAGGGCTTAGCACTTACCTGCAATCTGTTGGTCGTGTGTTGCGTTACTGGCCTCACTATGACCATGTGATTATCCAAGACCATTCAGGCAGTACCGATCTTCATGGGTTTCCTTTTGAAGATAGGGAGTGGACACTGGGCGACACGAATCGTACTATGGCTAAGAAGCTCAGGCAGCAGAGACAGAAGGCATCGGGGACTGGGGATGAACCGATCATCTGTCCGAAGTGTTCTGCCGCAAGATTGAGCGGCAGCAAGTGTTGGTCATGCGGACACATGCACAGCCGTTCAGTCCGACTAATTAGAGAGTTGGATGGAACACTTACTGAGCGGAAGGTTGGAAGGATCAACAAGCAGAAGAAGTCTAAGAAAGACTTCGAAAGTATTCTTCGTTCAATGCTCTACAGGTTCAAGAACAGTTCAAGTGGAACTGGAACCGTAAGGCAGGCATACGCTTTAGCAGAGCGTCAGGCGAGGATAAATGGAGTTGATCCTTACAAGGTTCACAACGTCTCTTTGCCAAGAGAAGCCGGTGACTGGAACAAGTCAGTTAAAGACTTTTACAAGGGCAAACGGATATGAGTGAGGTAAACAAAGAAGAGATATTCAATTCCATACGGAATGCACAGTCTCTTCATGTGTTAAAGTTTCTCGGTGATGTGCTGAAGCTACACAAGCTTTATAAGTTTCCATACACCGATGACGAAGAGTTCATGCAGTCATGCAGAGATGAGTATTCATTTAATTACAAGGCTTTAGCTAAACAGGAGAACGAGCTTGAAGTACGACAACAACAACAGCGGCGCATTGTTCAAGAACCAGAAGAAGGACACGGACAAGCACCCGGACTACACGGGGGTAGCGACAGTGGACGGAAAGGAGTACAGGATCTCTTCTTGGATCAAGAAGAGTAAGTCTGGTACTACTTTCATGAGCATTGCTTTTACGGAGTCAGAGAACCCTCCAGCAGCTCAGACAACAACGGTGTCAGAGGAAGACGCACCATTCTAAAGATCTTCTCCTGTGAGCGGCTGGTGCAGCCTCAAGGGTGTTCGATTCGCCCTCGCTCACATTGGGTATTGGAGGCGAGCCCATTGTAAATCGCCGGGTGGAAGTTCATAGCGTCCACCCCGTTGTGTCTGGCTCCGAAGGAGGAGGTTAGAGGCTCAGCGACTCCCTGCGAGGTGAACCGGTCACCTGCGCATAGCGGAGCGTTGTGCCTTCACCAAAGGAGGAAATTATTATGAAGAGGGTTAAGTATATGCAGGATGCAAAGCTTTATAGTCTTGAGCTTGTGTTGCTAGGAATGGTGTTAGCTCAGGATGGAGACAGGGATGAGATACTATCTCACATTGATGAGAAGGAGCTTTTCTCCGAACGGGTTGGAAAGTGCATCAAGGCAGTGCGAACGAGAGACTCAGGTGATGTGGCCGCCGCGCGGAAAGCGTTTGAGGGCATGGGTCTGAAGGTAGACGACAGCGTTAGGGATGAATTGATAGCGAGAGTCAAGGTGACAAACGCAAGGCGAAAACTACAAAGGAGTTTATTTGATGTCAGTGTTTCACCGAATGGGGACATCGAGTCTGCGGTCGATTCAGTTAATGAAATGGCTGACAAGTACAAAGAAACAAAGAGGAAGTACGAAAAGCAAAAGCCAATCAATTAAGGAGGCACCTTTGAACAGGCAAGCAAGACTTCATTCAGAAGACCTAAATCTTTTCAGTGAGTGGGTGAGCATGGGCGAGTTGACACATTCTGATGCAGCCGTCCGGTTAGCGCAGATCAATGGATTCTCAGGTATTGTTGAGACACGGGACGAAGATAGTAGTACAATCTTCAAGCACTTAGTCGAGCCAGTTACAGAGTACAGGGTCACTTCTTACAGGGGAGATAGCTGATGTCTTTGATCTTGTTGTTTCTTTCTATATGGGGCGATGCTTGTTCCGATCAGGAGCGGTGTCAGCGAGAAGCAAACTTCATGGCTAAGAATCATTTCTATGGTCACGCCGGAAACACGATTGGTCGTTTCGAAGGAGTTGGTTGGGGGAGGACTAATAGTCCCCGAACCTGCGTACCTGAAAAGTCAAAGGGCTATGAGCCTACAGGTGACGCAACAGCTACATCAGAGGACGGTATAACATTTAGAGTCCGCAGTTGGAGATAGCGGGTAGCCTTACATAAAGGAGCATCAGATGACTCACCCGAACAAAGTCAAAGGCAACACTTACGAGCGAGAGCTTGTCAATCAAGCTAAGGACTTGGGAATGGAGGCTAAACGTGCTTGGGCATCTGATGGAAGATCTCTTGGTATGCACGAAGAGGTAGACCTTGTAGTTGCTGAAAAGAAGATTCAAGCCAAGAGAAGAAAGAAGCTGTTGAAGGGATTGCAAGATATGATCGGTATGCTTGAACACACTGATGCAGTTGTGTTCAGGGAGGACGGTGGTAAGAGCCATGTCCTTATTAGTTGGTCAGATTACTTGGGTTTCCTTTCAGATGAGCAAACCACTTAGCAGGGAGTTTCTTTTGTCTCGCGGATATTGCTGCGGGATGGGTTGTGCTAACTGCCCTTATGGAGATGAGATCGTGAAGAATGGAAAGGGCGATTCTTTTCGCCCAGTAAATCGCGAAAGGTTTGAAACAAATTATGAAGAAATCGACTGGGGACGCGAGGGCAATAGCAAGGGTCGTCCGGTCGGTTATCGAGACGTTTCGTCGGAGAGGGTGGAGCGTAAAGACCCACCGAAGCCCGAAGAGCCTTAGTCGATACGTCAAAGCAGAAAAGGGTAGGCGAAGGATAGTGATTAGGGTAAGCGACCATCCTCCTAACCCTACCTGCGATTCGGACATCAACCTGAACCCAAGGTTCTATCAGCAGAAGAAACTGGCTGACATGCTTGATAGGAAGAAGAAAAAGAACAGGCTGCCAAGGAACAGATCATCCAGATGACTTGGTGATGTTCAGGTGTTCACACTCCATTAGAGCTTTGGCTATTTCGGTGGCAGTCTGTTCGACAAACTCTTCGCTGAAGCATTGGAAGTTTGCAGCGTGAAGCATCTCATGAATATAGGTATCGAGAAAGTTCTTGGTGGAAAGATCAGTTCTTACTCTGATCGAGCTATTCTTGTCGTTGCAGGTTCCCCACGTTTTCTTCGGCATATCCTTGCGAACGGTGTACGTTACGTTCCATATCTTTCCGTTGAACTTTACCTTGCTCACTTTTTGATCCTCATCGGCTCAAATATAGCTTGCTCACCGTCAATGATGACAGCGCATCCGAGTACAGGTTTAGCAGCGAAACGCTTACCGTATGACATGGCACCTGCTTCGTGGTCTACACCACATCCAGTCTGGCAGCCGAAGATGGTCCCACGCTTATTTCGGAACCATTCCACACCTCCTTGCGAATGATGGTGACCTTGAATCAGGGAAGCAAATTCTTGTTTCGCCGATGTGAGAGCAGCCATTCTTCCACCACGACCTTTGTCTCCGTGACGGTAGATGCAACCATCTATGATTAGGTCGGAGTATCGTTCATAGATCTTCCACCGTCCGGTCTTCCATATTTTTCCGGGCTTGCTTAGGAAAGACTCTGGCACACCGACGACCTCCAGTTGACGCTGGGGTAGGCAGTCATGGTTTCCGAGAAGCCAGTGCGCATAAGGGAAGCGAGAAGTAAGTTCAGCAATCTGCTCGCAGGCTTTTTGGTATTCTGCTAATGGGTCTCTAAGTCCTGCTGCCTTGGTGTGAAAAGACATCGCACAGTTGTCGGCAACATCTCCTATCATTACCGTCTTGTTTGTCTTGTATTTCTCGGCAACCTTCTCCAGAAAGTTGGGGTAATCCCGTAACATTACAGGTGCGTGACAATCTCCCACCGCGAGAACACGAGCCATCGTCTTACTCCTCAGACGAGTCTTGTTTTCTCAGGAAGTCTATAGTCCAGCTAACACTGGACATCCTCCTGCTCCCAATCTTTTTCGTTTTAAGCTTTACTCTTCCTTGAGGTGTTGATACACCGAAAAGGTACCAGTTGCGAACAGTGCTTCTTGGTACATCTACGATGCCTTGCTTCCTGAGTTCGATGCGCAAATCTGTGATTGGCATCAAGGCTTTCGATTCCCTTGGTAACTCAGAAGTCATCAAATCATTATCCCCCAATAGTGTTTTCTCGTCCAATCTTGGCCGAGATGTTTAGTTTAGAGTTGAACCAGTTTATGTGCATCAGAAGATTTATTGAAACAAAACTTCCCAAAACCCTTCTGGTGCATATCAATGTCTGACTCTGTTGAACAAAACGATGCAGAGCATGAAGCAATCGAGGAAGCTGGACTTGAGCTGGACGCTCAGGATAGTCACAGCGATGACGATCAATACACTGACGACTCCGCTTCTCCCCCTTTGGCGGAGTCCTCCCGTGAGGACCAAGGCGGCATGGAGGCTGCCGAAGTCCAATCCGATGGCTGGCAGAATGCTTTGCAAGAAGCTGGCTTTCAGTCATTTGATGACGTTGACTATGCGGTAAGAGCTTTAGTTGACGCTAACAAACAGAGAGATCAGCAGATCTCAATGTATGCGGATCAGCTTAAATTCTATCAGGAACAGATGCGGAACCGCGACCTAGCACCGCAAGTTTCTCCTGAACCAGAGCCAGTAAATCAAGAAACTGACCCAATCGACTCATTGATTGATGGATGGCAAGACCCTTCTTGGGCTCACCAGTACATTGAAATCGACGAGGAAGGAAACCGAGTAATCTCAGATCATGCGGATGAGGAAACTCGTCAGCGGATCATGGAGATGGATCGCGGCCTTCGCAAGTGGCAGGAGGTTCTGCAAGACCCTCGGCAGCTAGCAAACGCTATTGATCGTCGTGTTGAGCGAATGATCCAAGATAAGTTTGAAGCTAGTTACACTCAGAAGCAGACTCAGGCGACTGAGCAAGCAACGGTAGATTCATTTGTGAATAACAACGCAGATTGGTTGTACCAAAGAGATCCTGCTACTGGTCAGTACATAGTTGACCCAGTTACTAACAATTATGTCTACAGTGATTCCGGCGTGAAATTCACGCAGCACATGGATAGCTTGAGGGCTAAAGGTGTTAGCTCGATCAAAGATCAGATCGAGATGGCATCAATGATGATGGGAGGCGCAACACCTCAGCAATCACAGCCTGCACAGCAGCAGTCAACTCAACAGACTATTGATGAACAACGCAAGGCAATGAGAGGAAGGACGAATAACACGAGAACGAGACAAACCAGTTTTAATGGAGTAAGTCCAGATAGTGGGTCTGGAGTTACTGGTGAACAACAGCTTTCATTTGGCGAGATGACACTCGCTGCCATGAAGGAAGGCGTAGAGTAATTTCTTTTTTTTAGGAGAACAGTCATGCCAAGTGGCTATCAGAATTTCGATCGCTTTTCGTGGGCGCGCTCGCTGCACACCACGATGCCGAAGCTCCTCAAAGAGGTTGAGGACACTGCAAAGAAAAACTTCCAGATTATGGCTCTGCTAGAGTCTGCTGGACGTATTTCGACAGGACATGGAGGAGAGGGTATTCAATGGCCTATCCGTTACCGTATGCACAAAGCTCAGGCTGCTGACGGAACAAACTCCCGTAACTTTAGCCCAACGAACTTGTTCAAGACGGCTTCGCTTGATTACCGCGGTTATGAAGTAACCGACTCGATCAAGCGTCGAGAGATGGAAAAGAACAAGGGCGAAGCAGCAGTCATCAATGTATTGAATGGATTTGCTGAGCGACTGAAGGAATCACTTCTTCAAGAGCTTGGTCCTCAGTTCTATGTGGACGGCGAAGCAGCAGACAACGACCGTTTCTGGCATGGCTTCAAAACCCTTGCACGAACCAACGGTCAGGTCATCAACAAAACCTCTGGTGCATCACAAGCTGTAGTTAGCGGCAACGAGCCAAACTACGTTGCTGCTCCAAGTGGAACCTACGGTAACCTTTCCTGTGAGCTTGGCTACTACGGTGGCTCTCAAGAGTCTGGTGCTTGGCCTGAGAATACTCAGGATGCCCAGTACGACTTCTGGTCCCCCCTTGTAGTGGTACGCGATAGTACCTCTTGGTCGGGCAGTAGTGATGGCGAAAAGCTTGAGAAGGCTTTGCGTTACGGTATCACTCACGCTCAGCGTAACAGCACTATCGACGGTCAAATCACCAACGTGTTTATGGACCGTGGTTTGTTTATCGACCTCAAGAACCACAACGATGGTCGCCAAACAATCGAAGTTAAAATGGCTCCCGGCTCTTTGACTGAGCTTGGATTCTTGAATGTATTCCGATTCGACGGCATTGAGCTTTCGTTTGAGAATGCTGTTCCTGCTGGATATGCCTTCGGCATCAATCTTGCTTGCATGGAGCTGATGGGATTGACCGATAATCTGTTCGAAGATGAAGGTGGCCCTCAGTACGACATCAACACCCAGTCGATGAATGCAGTGGTAAGTACCTTGAGTAACATCAAGTACAAGTCACCACGAAACTTTGTCGTTTGGAAACCAAGCTCTGAAGTTTAATCGTCAAGTTAAAGGAGAATAAATCATGTTAGATAGCGTGCCAGATTTTGGCCTTGGCGATACGATCCGAGGCAAGAACGACGACAACGTGGAGATTAACCTCTCCCTCGATGGTCGAGAGTACACTTTTCCAATTACAGAAGAAGTTGCGTCCGCAGCAGGTTTTGACGCGCGTACTGTGGGGCGGCGAATCACTGCTCGCATTATGCGTAACAAGTCAGGCGATGTGTTGAACAAGTGCCGAATCGTTGCAGTTGATGTTGCTAACGGTTATGGAGGTCTTGGACATGCGACAGGCGAAGCTTCTGCTAACACTCGTTACGCATTGGTAGTTGACCCTTCGCTGTCAGGAACCGTTGCTGATGGCGACTTGTTTTATGCAATCGTCAAAGGACCAGCAAAAGTTCAGCAGCCTTCTTCCGCACCAGCCGCACTAGCCGTTGGAGACGTTATCAAAGCTGCTGATGATGGCCGAGTTGCTGAAGCTGCTATTGGTACTGATGGTGGACGAATCCTCGGAACTGTTTTGAGAGATTACGACCCCGGAACTGCTGATGGTTTTGTCGAGGTTGACCTAGCCCCTGACGCTGTATAAGACTCGTCTTCTAGGATGGATATTGAAGCGGACGAGCCGCATATGGTTCGTTCGCTTTTTTTATTAGCAATATGTTTTCACCAGAGCCAGAGCCGGTAGATCCAATCGAAGCTGCTTCACCAGCGGTGGGGGAGAAGTTCTGCACCCACTGTGGTCATAAGAAGATCCTTGATGCTTTCCATAAGGATGAGACCAAGGAGGATGGCAGGAGAGATGTTTGCAAGGATTGCCGATCACTAATCAATGAACAGAAAAAACAGGACAGCTTAGACGCTAGGCTGAGAGAACTAGAGAAAGAAGGACTTGAGTCACTAGGTAATCTTTCTTCTGGAGGAAGCTTCGACCCTCACATCAATGAAGTGTTCGAAGCGATGATGAAACCTTTCGGTGGAGTGAACGGGTGGGCAAAGCATTTGTTTGCTACTTACCTAGCATGTGATCCGGGTTCTCAGAAAAGAGTTAAGATACATGACATGATGATGCAGCTAGCAGGCAAAGTCACAAAGCTTGGTCTAGCAGAGCGTCAGTTAGATATGATGGAGGAAAAAGATTTATTGCAGGTGATGAGGCAGCACATCATCGAGTATCAGGAAGGTAACAAGTTGCCTCCGACAGCAATACCAACTTTTGACGACACAGTGATTGATGTCTCATCAGTAGAGGAAACGGATGAGTGAAATACCAGAGGTTCCTGACAAGCTTCCTCATGACCTTGGCGTAAGTTCATATGCTAAGAAGAAGGCTCTGCGTGTAGCAAATGAGATAGCAAGCCGTAGGATAGAGGCTCTTAATCTTTACGTTCCTCAGCCAACACAAGATGATTTCCACCGATGCAAAACCGCTGAGTGTATGCTGATGGGTGGTAACCGTGGTGGCAAGAGTTTGGCAGCTTTTATTGAAGACGCTCGTGCATTATTAGGTAGAGATCCTCATGGAAAATATCCACAGAAAGACGGAACGCTCGCAATCGTTGCCTATAAAGAATGGCACATCGGAAATGTCGTGTACCCCTACCTCTTCAAAGCAGGAGCCTTCAAGATCATCCGCGACTCCGAGACGGGTTTGTGGAGGGTGTACCGACCTTGGGTGCCTCAGGACAGGGTGCGTAAGGCGGAAGCGAAGCCAGCCCCGCCGTTGATACCTCCCCGTATGGTTGAAAAGATTGTCTGGAAGGACAGAGCCAAAAACATATTTAGCAATGTGTATCTGAAGACAGGATGGGAAATCAAAGCATTTTCAAGTAGATCTAAGCCAGAGCAAGGTTTCCAAGCCGACCTAATACACATCGACGAAGACATCCTTGATCCGTCTTGGTACGAAGAAGCCGCAGGTCGTTTGATCGACAGGAACGGTAGACTCATCTGGTCTGCTTTGCCTCATGACGAGAACGATGCGATGGCTCGTTTTGCTGAGAGAGCAGAGACTCAACAGGAGAATCATGAGAGGGGAGGTAAAGAGCCTACGACAAAAGTCTATCGCATCTCGATGGAATCCAACCCGTACTTGCCTGAAGAAGCTAAGAAAGCTGCGGTGGCAGGATGGAAGTCTATGGGAGAGGACATTTATAGAAAGCGTGCGTTGGGTGAGTTAGTCACGGACTCAGTTCTTATGTACCCAATGTGGAGGTACGGCGTACACAGTGTGAACAAGTATTCAGGGATGCTTGGTGGCGAGGTAGATCAATACCTGAAAAACAACACTGTTCCAGAGCATTGGTGTAGAAGGCTTGCTGTTGACCCCGGTCATGACACGGGTGCAGCGATACTTATTGCAACACCACCCAGCGAGAAGTTCCACCTAGTGTTTGGTGAGCTGTACATACACCAGTGTACGGCATCAATAATCGCTGAGCAGTTAAAGAGAGCCACTCTTGGTGTATGGTTTCAGTCATTTATCATCGACGCTCACGGGGGTAATCTGACTTCGATTGATACAGGGATCTCCCCAAGAGAGGCATACGAAAGAGAAATGCTAGACAGAGATGTCAGGTGTGTTGAAACACAGCACAGGTTCATTCCCGGATGTTCAGTGATTGCCTACAGGGAGGAGATACTTCGGGGTATGCTATCGGTAGGTGCTTCTGGTAATCCAGCCATTCTTGTTGACTTTGACGCTTGTCCAAATCTGGACAGAGAGATGAAGAGGTTCAGGAAGAAAAAGGTGAACGGTAGCGTTATCGACACGGGCAACAGAAGAACTAATACTCACGCTATTGAGTGTCTTGAGTATCTCGCGGCATACTTAAATGACGCATCCAAGACATACATAAAGCCCAAGGGGAGGAGGCTCGCTCTCACTCCGGGTCAGCAGAGAGTTAGAGCTTTCAGGCAGAGACAGAAACAGAGGCAGGAAGCCGCTAATCCGTTTGGTGTGACAAGCACCATAATCCTCGGACCACAGGGTACGATTGATGGCTAAAAAGTCAGTTAGAAAAGCAGTAGAAGAGAAACTGGACGTAGTTGAAGAACCAGTGGAAAATAAGGTATCGACACCTCAGGAATGGCAAATGCCTAAGCCTAAGCGTGGTGACATGGTACTTTTTTATCCCAGATCAGTTATTTCTGAATCTAATTCAGAGGTGGCGTTTGTGACAAATGTACACAACAAATCACTGAAAGTAGTTGTCGGTGTGCAAGGTCACGATGATGTTTACCACAAAGATGACCCGAGGATTGAAAGAAACCCTGACCTGAAGATTGAGATTCCCGGAGTCTGGGACTTCATGGAATCAAAGAGCCTCAGGGATCGGGTAATAGAACTAGAAGAAAGAGTCGCCAAACTGGAAGGCTAATCTAGCATGGATGAATACCCATCACCTACCGGAACCAAGAAGTATCCATTGTCTCCACTGGTTGACAGGTGGAAGCGGGTGTTCTCCGCAGCGAAGAAGGACAAGAAGAAGAAGTTCGATGTGTACGCTGATGAAGCGATGAGCTTCTTCGACGGACCAGTCAATCACATGTGGTCTTCTATTCGTGGGCAAAACAAAGGAAGCGGGCATGATGGCTTCCTTGCGCCGGATGTTCAGCTTCCTCAGTTTGAGATGAGCGTCAATCGCTTGTTCGAAGCTGTCAGTATGTTCGGTCCTGTCTTGTATCATCAGAATCCGGTGATCGCTGTAAGCCCTAGAGAAAACCCGAATGTAAGCATAGAGACGTTTTATGCTGGCAACATTCAGGCAACCCAGTTGTTGTCTATGGCACCAGCCGTCGAACAGGGTGTGGTTACAGATCCTTTCATAATCCAGTCAGTCCAGCAGTTGTACCAGCAGTACAATCAGGCGGTCGATCAAGACGAAAAGTCATCTACTATAGATGGTGATCATGCGTACATCTTAGAGTCGATAAGTAACTACATCCAACAAGAGGGTGCTAAGCAAGACGAAGCTAGGCTAGCCATCACCGAAGCAATCATCACAGGCTTAGGTCTTCTGGAAGTGAAGGTAGAGCAGCCGCCAGCAGGTGGACCGAAGATAGCTAGGAGTAGATATAGGTCTAACAGGGACTTGCTTGTGGACCCAGATGCTAAGTATTGGAAGGACTGCACTTGGATTGCACTGCGATCCTGCGAGCCAGCAAATGTTGTCGAAGAGAAGTTTGGTCTTAGGCCGGGTTCGCTCAAGGGCAAGTACGCGAGAATGAGTGCAGCATCCGATGCCAGCAGCAGGAAGCGAAATGGAGATGGAAGCTATGCTGGAGTCACCCATGATCTAATTGAGTATTGGGAGGTCTACTCGAAGAACGGTGCTGGTCAAAACATAAAGCTAGCCGAGAAAGACAAGAGGATCGGAGGTCTCGATGCGCTAGGTGATTTTGTTTATCTAGCGATTTGCGAGCAGTGTCCTTACCCATTGAACATGTCGCCTGACGTTCTAGCTTCGGGTGATTTAGATCTAATACTACAGAAGACCTCTTGGGAAGTTCCCTTCTGGGACGACTACATGAGTGACGGTGGTTGGCCTATTTGTCGCCTTAGCTTCTATAACAAGCCCGGTGAGATTTGGCCTATGAGCATGGTCAAGCCATGTATTGGAGAGCTTAAATTTGTGAACTGGTGCATGAGCTTCATAGCTGACAAGGTTGCGGCTGGCAGCAAGATCTATGTAGGTGTCATGAAAGAGGCTGGTGAAAATATCAGGAGCCAGCTAACAGGAGGTAAAGGTCCATTTAGCATTATTGATCTTGAAAGAATTTCTGGTAGGAGCCTCAACGAGACAATTAGTTTTCTGCAAGCTCCTAACTTCTCTATTGACATTTGGCAGATGGTTTCAGAGGTCAACAATCAAATTGACAAGCGGTTGGGATTGACCGAATTGATGTACGGGCAAAGTGGCAGGCAGATGAGAAGTGCTGCCGAGGCCCAGTACAGGCAGCAGAATATAAACATCAGACCTGACGATATGGCTTCCCGCGTTGAGGACTGGTTAAGTCTCACCGCGACTAGAGAGATTCAGGCAATGCGATACACAGCATCGTCTGAAGACTTGGTTCCTATTATTGGTCAGACAGCGGCTAGAGTTTTCGAAGAGCAAATACTGACTGATGATGTGACAAGGATCACAAGAGATTTCAGGTATAGGGTTGAAGCTGGTACGGCAAGGAAGCCTAACAAGGATACGCAGATTGCTCAGCTAACGGACATAGGTCAGTACATACTTCCAGTGATTCAGCAAGCGATGATGTCGGGCGTCACAAGGCCGTACAACGCTTACATGAATGCACTGGGTAGAGCGATGGATATTGAAATTGATGAGTTCTTGCTGGGGGATGAAGAGCGTCAACTTCTTCTCCAGATGAACGCACCTCCTGAACCACAGCAACAAGAGGAATCGGATGATGATGTCGCCTGATAGGATTGCAATCATTGAGGCTGAGATGGACTCCACAGGTCTTCGTGAAGTCTATGACCGGCTGATAGCATCGGGCAACAGTCCGAATATGGCGGCAATGCTCGCTTCACAGCAGGCACCCGGCGTATGGAATACCGAAGCGAACTTTACCAAACGTGAGAACGAGAGGATGAGTTCTATGGGTTCAGATAGGGTTGAAGACATAGTTAAAATTGCTCGTCGCGCAGGGATCAACACTCAGGGAAAAACATACAACGGTTCTCTTGGTAAGTACGACGATCCTTCGGCTTGGGTTTCGGGTAAAGACGATGTTCGCGCGGCAGCCATTGCTAAAGGAATGAATATTGACGGCATGGTAAAGGTCGATGGCTACCGTGGTCCTAAGAAGAAAAAGCGTCTGGCTGATGACATTGTTGACGACCTAGAGCGAAACGCTCGCAGCAAAAATGCCAAGTTGGACGAAAGCTGCAAGAAAAGCGATAATGCAAGGAAGGATCTGAGAAAACAGATCATCGACAAACACGGGTCAAAGAAGAAGGATTAGAGATGCCAAGCCAAGACAAAGGCGCATACAAGCGAAAAGCGAGCCCGTCATCTAAAAAGACTGAATCCAAAGTCAATGAAGCGGGCAACTATACCAAGCCAAAGATGCGCAAGCGGATGTTTGAACGTATCAAAGCTGGTGGTAAAGGCGGCAAGCCCGGACAGTGGTCTGCGCGGAAAGCACAGATGCTAGCTCTCGCTTACAAGAAAGCGGGTGGAGGCTACATAGACTGATGGCAAAGCTTGAATCGCAGAGAAGCCTAGAGAAATGGACATCAGAAAAGTGGCGAACCAGCGATGGAAAGAAAGCCATACGGAAGGGTGGTACGGTTAGGTACCTTCCTGAGAAAGCATGGAAGTCTTTGACTCCCGCTCAAAGAAAAGCCACTAACGACAAGAAGAAGGAAGAGTCGAAGAAGGGCAAGCAATTCGTACAGAACACACCGGCAGCAAAGAAGGCTTCAAAGAAGGCTAGGTCATGATCGTAAGCAGTAGAGATAAACGAAGAGCCAGACGGATTGCCGCTGAAAAGTGGAACATGGTGAACAAGGATTATCTCGACATGCCAGCGAGTCGGAGAGCAGTGTACGCGAAGAGATTTGCAGAAGAAGAGATACTTGCCGGTAGAGCTGCTATCGGCAAGGGCGAAGGGTTCCGTTCGGTTTTCACAACATTGATCCTACACATCATGATCAAGATCGCTATCAAGCTGATCGACCGATGGTTGGAAGAAAAACTGTTTTCAGTACCAGAGGAATAACGTGAAAGCAATCAAGGACAACAAGGCTTTTCAAACGATAGTAGGCGCAGGAACCCTGTACTTACTTTTCATTCTTTGGAGAGATGGCTGGATCAGTTGGATACTTGGTGACAGATCACCAGAGGAGGGCTATAGCAATTCACAGTTGTGGATCGCTATAGGCAGTGCTTTGCTTTCGTTCGTTCAGTTAGTTGGTATGATTACTATAGGCTGTGTGAGTGGGTTACTTCCTCACGTTGGCAGCCTAGTAGAGTTCGCATCAGAGAAAATAAAAGAGGGGGTCAAGCACGCGAAGTCTTGGTTGGCTGAAAACAGCAAAAAGCCGCAAGACGGACAGTGGGACTGGCGACCCCTCGCAGCAATAATCCTGTCTTATACCCTTTGGTCTGGTGGGCAGTTATCAACAATCTGGGATTCAATCAAGGGCTTGATACCAGATGTGATCAGCACAGAAGTTGAGCGACCGACCTCGGCTATATTTTTTATTGATGACGACACGGTAAGCCAGAACCAGAGAGCAATAGCAACCAGCCTTTTGGTCAATGATCTGCTGGACTCCAAGGGAGTGGAGAGGCGGATGATGTCTACAGATCAATCTGCTGGAAGCTCTGAGCCTTGGATGTCTACCTTGGTGGACATATCTCCAGATGACAAGAGCAGCTTGGTCCTTTATTACGACGAAGGCAAAGCTAGCGTATTAGATATGCCCAACTCCGTAGATCAGATTAGGGAGTTGGTAAGTGCTTGGTAGGTATCGGGGCTATGCGCTCAGAGATTACGAATCTGTTCCCGAGTTCTCTGCATTTCCAGAGTTCGACGGGGAGCGTCTGCCACGATCTCAATGGAAAGAGCGGATCGACTATCTGAACTCGATTGGTTCTCAGCCAGTTCATTTCCACAAGCGATTCTGCAAGATCAAGAACCAGAGAAGCAGTAGTCTGTGCTGGTGTTATGGAACGATCTCCGCTGTAGAAAATGCTTACGCAGTCGCAGGAGTAGGTGGATTAGATCTGAATGCTTATGCGGTCGGTTATCGGGGTAAAGGCACAGACCGACGAGGTGGCTTCGGTGTCGAGTGCTGCAACATGATCCAGCAGTTCGGCATCCCACAGACAGCGGTCCTCCCTGAGTACACCAAGACAAGAAGGTGGAGCAACGAAGTTCAGCAGAACGCAGACAAGCACAAGATGGTGTCCTTCATGGAGATCGGACGACGAGACTTGGATAGCGTTGTGTCAGCACTCCTCATGTCTCAGTGTGCAATAACCGTAGCATTCGATTGGTGGCGACATTTAGTGGTAGCCCTCGGAGTAGCTTACAAGGGGAGTGAGTGGGGACTAATAGTCGCCAACTCATGGGGAACGAGATGGAGTCAGGGCGGGGAGTCAGGTGGATACGGGATCATCTGGGGGAAGAAAGCAATTCCTTTTGAAGCTGTCGCAGTGAAGTATGTGAAAGCGAGGCAAGAGGGATGAGAAACATATTGATCCTGATTCTTCTCTGTGCTTTTGCCATTCCGGTGGGTCAGCCAGAGAGACTTCAAATAACCGAACACATAGTTACCGTAACCCCCGATCCTGTTGTACCTGATGAAGAGTCAGAGAAGTGCGATGAGGTCATTCAAAGCACCAAGAAGAAACGCTTGATGCGTCTGTTCAGGAGGAGATAGAGGTGTATGAGACTTTTTTTAGGGTAGTCGGGATGTCCACTCCTGACCCAACCATGCTGACGATCATCGGTACTACCATCACAGGGTTGTCCACTGCAATCGGGGTGCTATGGAAAACCATCATGTCGCACATCTCCAAACTTGAAGAGAAGCTCACTGAGTGTGAGGATGATAGGAAAGAGTTATGGATGACTATCGCTAACCAATGCGGAAAAGACGTAAGCGAATTGAAGAAAGGTAACAAAGAATGATCGACTACTTACAAGAGGTGAAGCCTCTTCAAGATGCGGGTCTGAGTAACGCGGATATAGCTATTCACCTCAACGCCAAGACCGCTGGACCCATGCTCCCTGAGCCGAGTGAGTACATCCTAAGCGACTGCGCTGCTGTACTTGTCGATCCAGTTAGCGGTGAGAAGTTCGGTTCGCTTATCGACTACTACGCTACTCTCGAAGCAGGCGATGCGAAGAACCTTATAGCGTTCTTTCTTGATCGGATCTACAGCAACCAAGACGTAAGCACGAATGAGCATCCTCGCTCAGTTCAGTTCGCTAATGTTGAGTTGACTCTCCCTTCCGACTTGCAAGAGGTATGTTCCAAGTTGGTTGAAGAGGCTGGGGGAAGACCTCACTCCGGTGTGACTGAGGAAGACGTAGCTCAATCCCAAACCGATTGGGAAGCAGCAGAAGCAGACCGCATCGCACAAGAAGAGCAGGCACAGGCTGAAGCAGAAGCAGAAGCTCTAAAAGATCAGCAGCTTATTGATTTAGAAAGTCGCTATATCTCGCTTTACAATCAGCACATCGCAAATCTTATCGACCAAAGAATCGTTGATGAAGCGGCGTGGCAGGCTGGTCTTCAGGCTATGGCAGACGGGTGGAGTGAGTAATGACTGCACCAAACGGCGCAATTTTATTCAATAACAGTACCGGCTCGGATACGACCGCATCGGGTTTAGGTGCTGCAAACGTCTACGGTTCAGGCGCATCCACAACAGGATCATCTGCGGTTGTAACTGGCATTTCAACCACTGGTGTTAGTGCTGGTGATCTTTTGTGGGTTCAGTCGTCCAGCGGTCGTCAGTTCAGTATCATTGCTTCAGTCGATAGTTCAACTCAGGTGACTTGTGATGATGTGTTTGCTAATACGGAGTCGGGTAGGACTTGGGCGATAGGGGGCAAGCGTGCTACGTTTGACAATGCTGATAGTCGGAGGTTGTTCAACGACGACAGTGCTGCCGGTTTTATTATTGAAACAGAAACGGACCAGTCAATTAGCTCAGTGATAGAAATAACGCGAGCGGCAACTGTTCGTGGAGCAAGTGAAACGCAACGGACAGTTACTCAGACCGCGAACGCACGGAGTTTCCAAGTTAGAAATGGAAACACCTATCAATTTCAACATCTAAAACTAGAGAACACAAATGCGTCAAAGACAAACGCAATTGGAATTGCATTGGATTCTGGTAATCCATACCTTGTTGCTTACAAATGTGTTTTCGGTGATTCGACAAATCAATTGAAAAATGCAATTGCGAGGGCAAACAACACTCCGGCAGCAAGACTCAAATATTGCGTCATTCAAAACTGCACCTCAGATGGTGTAGTCGTTACATATTTGAATAACAGGTTCGTAATTGATAATTGTTTAATAACGAATAACGGACGGCATGGTATTTATTCGGATGTGCAGGGTCGCGGCATTGTTGTCAATTCTATAATCGCGAACAACACAACCTACGGATTCTATTCCGACCATGCGGACACTCATGTTCAGTTCTGCGGGAATACATTTTACGGGAACGGAAGTGATGCCATTAACATTAACGATATGGTAGAAGGTCTGTGTTCCAGTAATTTATTTGCCGGAAATGCAGGATATGGAATCAACATTCGGAACGCACATAGCTCTGACATTCCGATAGGGAACGCTTTCTTTAATAATACGTCCGGTGAGATTAACGGAGCGAGCAGCATTGATTCCATCACCCTCCAATCCGACCCCTTCGTAGATGCCGCTAATGAAAACTTCACCGTCAACAGCGACACTCTCAAAGCAGTGAGCTACTCGTTAAACGATGATACGAAAGTGTATCAATTTTCACAGTTTATGTCGCCAGTCGCAGACACCTCCTTGCCGCAAGAAGCCGGAACCCAAGTCCTACCATTCGGTCAATGGGCGGTAACAAATCCAGAAGCACAACTACACCCACTGAGGAGTAGCTAAATGACGGCGTTAAGCGGACCAATATTATTTAACGCAACATCTGGTGGTAGCGACACTGCGGCTAGTGGTTGTGGCCCAGCTACGGCTGTATCGGTGATGATACAGACCAGTGCTGGAAGTAACACAGCAACTGCGAGTCCGACGACTGGATACAGTCAAGGGGATCTGATGTACGTCCCTTCGTTTACTGGTCGCAAGTTTAACGTCATCGCATCCGTTGGATCGGGTTCGTTGACCTTCGACGATAACTGGGATGATTCCAGCTTCGGCACTTCTGCCTACGTTGGCGGCAAGCGTGCTACGTTCGACAATGCGGATAGTCGGACAGCGTTTACGGACTTAACAAGTGTAATAATAGAAACCGAAACAGATCAAACTATAAACTCAACTATTTTCTTAGGGCAAAGTCTTAGCAATGTAGTTAAGGGTTCCGATGGCACACAAGTCATAACTGGAACCCACAACTCGCCCCATTTTAATGGCAAAAATATTTTTATAGCAGACCTGACGTTTGCAACATCAAACTCAACAAACACTAGCACAGCGGCGTACCAGAGCTACAACGGCAACAATAAAATGTACGCCAAGAATCTGACGATAGATGGTCTTGCGTATGGAGGATCAAGTA